ATGAATTCATATCATTAATTAGAGGAAAAAGACATGGCACTTTTTACACCATCAGAATCTCCTGCGGTTGTCGTTAGGGAGATCGATCTGACCGGTGGCGTACCAAACGTTCAGTCGACTACTGGTGCGATCGTCGGTAATTTTCAGTGGGGGCCAGTTCTTCAACGTACTTCAGTTTCTAACGAAGCTGAGTTAGTTGATACGTTCGGTTCACCATCTGATAGTACAGCTGTAGACTTTTTGTCTGCATCACAATTTTTACGGTACTCGAGTTCACTACAAGTTGTAAGAAACATTGATGCTTCTGCAGCTTCTGCGTACTCACTCCAAGGTACTACTGGTAAGCTCCCTGATTCGAATGGAGCTAGAGTCATCGATAATCCATTGATCCTTAACAAAGATAACTTTGACGCAAGAGTATCAACTCTAGAGTCTGAACTTGATTCAGATGGTGCGGTAGGATATGGATTTGTTGCAAGATATCCTGGATTCCTAGGAAGTAGCCTTGCAGTTTCTTACTGTCCTGCAGATTCTGCTGGTACAGTATTTGATGCTTGGAGATACGCATCAAGCTTCGACGCTGCTCCCGTTACAACTTCATTCGCTGAAGTAGTAAAGCAATCAAGCAACGATGAAGTTCACGCAGTAGTTGTTGACCAAGCTGGTTTGATTACCGGTACTCGTGGTACTATTCTCGAAACATATCCAAACTGTTCTGTTCTTAAAGATGCTAAAGGTGACGATGGTCAAAGCATCTACTTGAAAGACGTTATCAATGCTCAGTCTGAGTATGTTTACATGTTAAACTTTGATACAGAACTCGAAGCGAAAGGCGCTGCTGGAACTTCTGAGCTCCTGACCAACTATGGTTTGGATAGCTGTATCGATAGACTACACGATCTAAGCTCAGGTGTTAATTCTGGTACATTGGCTGTCGGAGATGTTCAAGAAGGTTTCGACTTATTTGAAGACAGAGACCAAGTAGAAGTTGATTTCTTGATTGCTCCTGGTATGTCTGCAAGAGCAGATCAAACAACTGTTGTTAATGATCTGGTGGCTACTGCTGCATCACTACGTAAAGACTGTGTTGCGGTTGCTTCTCCAGCAAGGACTGATGTTGTTGGTGTAACTAACGATGCAACTAAAGTATCAAATGTTGTTACAACTGCTAACACATTCACTAAGTCATCTTATCTTGTTGCTGATAATAACTATGTTAAAGTATATGATAAGTACAATGACAAGTATGTTGAGATTCCTGCAGCTTCAACTGTTGCTGGTATCATGGCTGCTACAGACTTCAATCGCGCTCCTTGGTTCTCACCAGCTGGATCACGTAGAGGTCAATTGTTAGGTATTACATCTCTTAACTACAGTCCAACTAAGACTCAAAGAGATACTCTCTACAAAGCAGGTGTTAATCCAATCGCAAATATTCCTGGACAAGGAACTTTGTTGTTTGGTGACAAGACTATGATCGGTCGTGTATCTGCATTTGACAGAATCAACGTACGTCGTTTGTTCTTGGTTCTTGAGAGAGCAATTGGTAGAGCAGCTGAACAAGTTATGTTTGAATTCAATGACGAATTTACAAGAGCAGAATTTGTGAATATTGTAGAGCCTGTACTTCGTGAAGTACAAGGTCGTCGTGGTATCACTGACTTCCGTGTCGTGTGTGATGCTACAAACAATACAGCAGCTGTCATTGACCGTAATGAATTTAAAGCTGACATCTTTATCAAGCCAGCACGTTCAATCAACTACGTAACTCTAAGCTTCGTAGCTGTCAGAACTGGTGTTGACTTTGAAGAAGTCGTAGGCACAGTGTAAGGAGATAAAAAATGGCAGTTTTAGGAGTCGATGACTTTAAGTCAAAACTCAGAGGTGGTGGCGCTCGTCCTAATCTATTTAAGGCGACAATCAACTATCCTGGGTACGCAGGCGGAGATGCTGAGCTTACCAGTTTCCTTTGTGAAACAGCTCAGTTGCCTGGATCAACTATGGGTACAATTGTAGTACCATTCCGCGGTCGTCAGCTAAAGATGGCTGGTGATCGTACATTCGCACCATGGACAGTTACAATCATCAACGATACAGATTTTGATGTGCGTAATGCAATGGAGCGTTGGATGAATGGTATCAATGCTCACTCAGCAAATACAGGTTTGTCTTCACCAATTCTTTATGAAGCAGATCTGTTTATTGAGCAACTTGATAGAGCTGGAGATGTTATTAAGAAGTACACTCTTCGTGGTGCATTCCCAACAGAAGTTAGCCCTATCGATGTAAGCTATGCAGCAAACGATGAAATCGAAAGATTTACTACAACGTTTGAGTTCCAGTACTTCGATACTGATACAACTACATAGTTAATAAATAAGAGAACGGGACTGGTTCGCCAGTCCCTCTTCTTCATAAGGATTTTTAAATGGCATCAAGATCAAGACTCTTTAGTAAAATCGCAAAGGACGTTGGAAGTGATGGTAACTTAAGTGCAGCCGCGCTTTCTCCTGACGTTAGCCTTGGTGCCACAGTTTATGATTCAGTTGGATTGTTACCAACATCTGGTGTCAACGCTGGAGATCAGGCATTTGTTACATCAACAAGTCGTCTGTATATTAATTCTGGTGTTGGTTGGTATAATGTCGCAGTAATCAACGCGACTCCTGTTATTACATCAATTACAGACTCTGATGGTGCATCTGGTCCTTTTGAGTTATCAAATGAAGGATTAGATACAACGATTACAATCGTTGCGACAGATTCAGATACTACTGATACTATTACATATTCTGCAACTGCAGATTCGGGTTTTAATGGACTTGCTACAGTATCACAGTCTGGTTCGCAATTTACTATTTCGCCATTTAGTCAAGATTCAGCAACATCATCTTCTGGC